TAAAGAAAATGAATCTAAAACCTATGATATTGTTAAATACAACAAAGAATTGCTTTCTAGTGATATAATATCAACTTATGGTTTATTAAGATCTGTTATCCTATCTGGTTCGCAAATTGTAGGGTTCGCTCCACCTAAATCAATCTCTGGAGAGGATTTTATGACAAAATATCCTACAATTACAGCTACGCTTGTAGCACAGGATTTTATTGAAGGAACTATGATTAATGTATTTTTTGATTCGGTTAATGATTGTTGGCAAATTTCCACTAGAAATACGGCTGATGCTGAAGTGTCTTTTTTTAAGGAAACAAATAAATGGTCTAATAAGACATTTAATCAAATGTTTGTAGAAGCATGTTTATTTAATAATCTTAATATTCAATATTTAAACCCAAAATATTGTTATAGTTTTGTTTTACAGCATCCTGAAAACCGAATTGTTGTCCCCTTTAAAACCACGCAACTATTTTTGGTTGCTGTTTATGAAATTTGCCAAACAGAGGATTCCGCTTTTGTTAAAGAAATAGATCTAAATGAACTAATGGGAGAACAATCGTGGCGTTTAACTAGCGTCAGATATCCCGAGACTTACGAATTCACCACATATACTGAATTGATTAACAAATTTGCGTCTCCAAATACCCCATATGATATTTTGGGAATTGTTGTAAAAAATGTTGAAACGGGCGAAAGAACCAAATTTAGGAACCCTATTTATGAAGAAGTTCGTCAGCTAAGAGGAAATCAACCAAAACTACAATATCAATATCTTTGTCTAAGACATTCTGGTAAATTGTCTGAATTTTTAAAGTATTATCCTGAATCTAAATCAGATATGTCCAAGTTTAGAGACCAAGTTCATATGTTTACGAATACGCTTCATCAAAATTATATTTCTTGTTATGTTAGAAAAGAGAAGCCCCTTAAAGAGTATCCAGATCAGTATAGAACACATATGTTTAAGCTTCACGAAACGTTTAAGAACGATCTTAGACCTAACAATCTATTTGTAACTAACACGGTTGTTATTAATTATGTTAATATGTTACATCCATCATTGCTAATGTATTGCTTAAATCATTCTTTAAGAAAAAGAATGATTGATACGATTAAAGCTAGTTCTGATATTTAGATATACTTACACTTTTTAGGAATATACTTTTAAGAAAAGTATAGCAAAAGTGTAGCAAAAGTTATAACGAAGTAAAAGCAAAATATATAAAAATAATATATAAAAAATATATATATTATTTGTTTTTTGCTACACTTTTCTTAAAAGTGTAAGTATATTATTTACCGCATTTTCTAGTTCCATCAAAGCATCCCTTTATTCCTCCAATCTTGGTAATCGCCTCTTCAATAACCTTGACCAACATTGTCTTAACCGTCGAAACACTCTTTGTTTTATCAGTTAACGCAACTCTTAATAAACTATTAAGATCATGGGGATGTAATTTTTTGAAACCAACATAATCAAGTAGTTTCAAATCTGTATAAAATATAGCATACAATTCATAATTCAATATATTTCCAATTGTATAATCTTCGTTTTCCAACGTTATATCGTAACAATTCTCCATTGTATTCTCTGACGCTTTTATTTCTACTTCGTCTTGCATCAACGATTTTTTAAGAACTTCAAGCTTCTGTAATAATATTTGACTTGTTTTTATAATTATTTGTTCATTTTCATAAATCCCAACCGTTTGCAAAACAAAATCAAAACTGTTTTTCTTGACATATCGCAGTCCCTCTAATAGTTTCCAATTGGCTGCTTCAAATTTGATTTCTGCTTCTTTTTTATCTTCGTCCTTCCATTTTTGTTTTCTTATTTCTAATTGTTCTGCCATCTTTTCCTGATCCGGGCTACAACCATAGGCGCACGTTCCTGTAACATTAAACATACTATCGTCTCTTGCTGTGCTTACCGAGAATTCGCACGTAAATTTGATTCTTTCGCCTGGGATTTCATCTGAAATTCTTGGTCTTAATCTCACAAAATCAATATAATATTCGCCACTTCCTGTGGGAGGAATAAACGGAGGGAATATCTTTTTTTGCTGACCTTCGTCTAAATATGTATTTGAACTTATATCTTTAATATTGAAATCTTTAGTGGTTACGATTACCGTAATATCAATTTTATTTTCAACATCTACCTCCAACAAATAATTTTTAATTGGCGTATCTTCTAAATTGGATATACAAATGGGAATACAGCTTAAGCGCTGTTTCAATATTTCATTATTCAACCTAGTAGTATTTATTAGAATATTTGCCTTGTTTTCTTCATAGGGGGTAGTCTTAAAACAAACAATCGGAATATCCGATAATATGGTTCTTCTTATAGCATTAACATAGCTAACATCAATATTAGTTATGGTGAAGGACATTAATCCATCTTCCTCTTTTAAATCAAAGACTTTTGCCATTGTATATCTTATATAATATTGTATATTTAATATTGTATTAAATACATTTCAATTTTTTTTCCATCTTTTTCCATCTTTTAAAAAAAGATGGAGTCAAAATATACTTTTACACTTTTTCTCATTTCAAACGCCCATTTTATAGATATAATTATAATGAAAAATAAAATATATTTCATTTTGTAAATTATAATAATGTATTTGTTTGTTATTGTTATAATGTAAATCATATTGATTTATAAATGTTGAAACTTGTAATAATCCGTTATAAACAGCTAAAAATCCATTGTCATATAAATTGTGGCAATATCTACACATAAATTCTACAATATTTTTATCATTTTTTTCATTATTATTTAATATACATCTTGGTTTTAGATGTGCTGTTTCTAATAAACATAATGGCAATTTTTTTTCACAAATTATACACATTTGTTTTTTATTAGAAATTAAATAATTTCTTAATTGTTTTTGTTCTTGTCTAATCTCTCTTAATTCGTATTTTCGGTGATTTTTATTGTATTTTTTATAAAATTTAATAATAATTTTTGAATAGTAATATTTATTATCATTTAATATTACATTACCTTCATTTGATAATTCATAATTTTTGTTATGAAAAAAAATAAGATTATTTTTAATTAATTTAGTCAATTCTATTTTTATATCATTTATTTCAACTAAATTATCATACCGAAATTTTATATAATTATATATATCTGATAGTGTGTTTTTATCCTGTAAAATAAAACAATTAATAATATAATCTTTCATATTATTAATATTTGTAAATTACTTTTAAGTTAAATTATAATGAAACCATAATATTATAACCTCGTTTGCCTGGTTTATTATTTACATCAATACCTTTGCTGTTTTCTTCTTTATAATTTATTTTTTCAAACTCCTCCTTAAATTTTTTCTGTGTTTTCAAACATTTTTTTCCATTTATTTTACACCATGTTTCATATATTTTGAATATATCTTTTAATCCAAATCGTAAATTTAGTTTGTCCGTTTTTTTACAACACGAATTTGCAAATAGCAATATATCACTATTAATTAATGGTTCTATTGAAATGTTTGATTGTATAACATTTTTAACAGGTAGAGGAGCTACTATATCTAACGAAATAATTTCTGGTTTATCTTTATTATACAAATACAACCAACCATCAGGAGTTTTCCAATAATATTTTTCTGGAAACTTATTGTCATCTTCTATAAAATCATCTCCATCTTTATTTGTATATCCGTGAGTATTTTGTTGTTTATATTCTTCTTTAAGAACCGAATATTTTACTTTATCAACATTAACGATGTATGGAGTTTTTTTTATATAGTCGTTTGTCTGTTTGGGTAATTTTTTTTCTGTAGTAAGTAACGATATACATATATATAACTCGTTATCTTCATTATAGCAAGTATGAACTCTCCTTTTTCCATCTTGTCCTTTTCTATTTTGTATATTTGTATCTGTTAATTCACCAAATCTCGTTATATCATTTGATGCTGCTAAATCTGTTGTTAGTATTTTTTGCAAAGAACCTCTATAACTTTCAGGATAATAACCAAGTTCGGCGTATTGTTTTAATCTCAGTTCTAACCATTTGTTAGATATATGCCCTAATTTTAATTTACTCTCTTTAGAAACATCATCAATATTTTTATTTATTTCTAATGAAATATTATCATTTATTTCAATAAACTTTATTTTATTTTCTTTCTCACCATATTTATCAATAAATTCATTAATATCCATTTCTTTTATTTCATTAATACATCTATATTCAACCAAATTAGTTTCTTTACACCATTCACTTATTTCAGTCTCAGTCATATCATCACTAACAATTAATTTATAACCATTATTTTTGCTGTCATAATGTTTAATTGGTTTTAAATTTTTTCGTTTCTTTGATACATCAATATATTTCATATATTTACCAAACTTAAAATCACCATTATCTATTATACTCTCTAATAAATCTTTAATATCTTCCCAATTCTCACAACCCATAACAAAATTTTCTATTTCTTTTATAAATTTAACATAAAAATTCTG